CGGACAGCCCCCTGATAGCCGAGCCATAATCGCAATTCTGCGCCAGTGGGGGGCAGCGCTATGTCATCATCGGACAAGACAATAGTCAGGGCATCCGAGGACATGCCCGCTTCATCGGTCAATGTCAGGCTTTTGAGATTTTGCTTGATCGTGGCAGTAATGTCTGAACCGTCCGCCTGGAGAACGAACGTAGGCCGCCAGGGCTTTACGTCCACAAGCTGACCCCTTCGGTTTTCCCGGAGGTATCAATCTCGGGCAGGGTAATGACTACCCCCGCTTCCAAAATCGTCCCTTTGGCCGCCAACCCAGGGTTAGCGACCAGAACTGTTTCCACGGCCCCGGATTGCTGGTCATAGAATTTCCAACATATCGCGTCCAGGGTATCACCGTCTGTGGTTGTGTAAGTGGTCACGACAATGACGCTCCATAATAGATAAGGTCCATGGTAAAATCGATTTTTTGGGGGGCACCGCCGGGCAGAAAATAGCGCCCGGTTTCACGGATATTGGTGATGCACCAATATCCGTGAACAGTCCCGTATCCATCCACCATCTGTAGCGGATCACCAGCCCCGGCTATCTCGCGCATGTCGTCAATCTGGTCCAGGCCTCCCGCATAGGTTGGGTACACCGTGCCGGGCAAAGAGATGATTTCCTCGCCCGGCCCGCTCCACTCCAAACGAGGCCTTTTGCCAGGGCGGTCATGTTTGGCCCATCGGTATTTAGTGGTCCGCGATAGGCTTTGATACGCGGCGGTGTCCACGCCAAAAGTGTAGCTCCCCAGCTTCATCATAATTCTGGTGTGATTGCTCATGCCGTAGCCCCATCATACAGTGCGCCGCGCCCAACATCGCGCTGCCGTTCGTCCATTTTACGCATGACATGCTCCGCGACCTCTTCGGCGGACTGGCCGGGGGCCGCATGAATCTGTATCGGGATTTCCTGTCGGACGCTGATATTCTGCCCCCCACCAGCTGCGGGCAGGGCCGGCACTGCCGGGGCCGCCGAGGGCGAGCCAGCCGTAGCCCCATTGTTTTGGGCGTCCTCCCCGGCTCCAAAAAAGGTTTTCACGGCTCCCCATACCCCGCCAACGGAAAAAGACTTTTTGAGATCTTCCCAAGCCGTGACCAGCCGATATACGGCAATGACTGCCGCGCCGATAACTATGCCTATGGGGTTTGCCATGACAGCAGCGCCGACGGCTTTGATGCCTACGGCAAGGGCGGGCAATACCGAGCCTATGACTGGGGTCAGGGCCGAGTAAAGAGTAAAAACAGACTTACCCAGGGTAAACATGGATACAACCAGCTTAGATGAAATCAGCCCGCCGACAACCCAGGCCATATTTTCCCATCCCCCAAGGGCACCGGCTACAGTGTCCAGAGCGGAACCGACCGAACCCAAAACACTTAGCAAGCCGGAAGCAAAAGCCCCTATCTTCGGCAAGGCTTCCCCTATACCTTTCGCAAAGTCTACAACGTCTTTCCGGTGTTCCTTCATCCAAGCCCCAACTTTAGGGGCAATATCCTTGACGTAGGGAGCCAGGGCACCACCAACCAACCCGGAAACCTCACGCGCGGCGGAGCCTACAACGGTAGTCAGGCGACTAAAGGCTGTGTTGTAAGCGGCGGCACCAGCCCGACCTTCATCGGAAAGAAGATTCAGTTCCTTTTGTTGCGCCAGCAGGTCGTCTACGCCTTCCTTGCGGCTGCGCAGATAGCCAAAGAACTTGTTTGCTTCCCCCCCGAAAAGCATGTCAGCGGCGGAAACGGCTGTTTGTGCGTCGTTTGTCTCCTTGATGGCCTTTGCTATTGTGCGGAACTGTTCTTCGGGGGCCATGTCCCGGATATCGTCAAACTCCAAGCCAAGCATTTGCAGGGAGTCCTTGACCGCCGAAATTTCTTCAAGCCCGGCGGACTCGCCAAGCTTGTTATTCATCTCTTCGACCATATCCCCTACATTGTCCGCTTCAAAGCCCATTTCATGGGACAGCCCCGCCCAGGCGTCAAATTCATTGGAGGAAACCCCCACGGCCCGCGCCAACGCCTCTTGCTCCGCCGTGACTTTGTTTGTCATGGTCAGGGCCGTACCTGCGGCCCCCACTACCAAACCAAACCCGGCGGCCAAACGACCTACTTCATGGGTTGTAGAGGCTACAGCGGAGCCCACCCCGGCCCCGGCTCCAACAACCCCTTGAAGATTTTTCAGTTTATTGCTGGTTCGATCCACCTCTGTGGCAAGGCGGCGTTGTTCCTGCCGGAAGTTTTTAGTGTTTACACCAGATTCCTCCAATTCGATTTCAAGGGCCTGCAGGCGCTTCCGCTCGGCATGAAAAGCCTTGCCCGCTTTATCCGCAGAACGTTGGGCGGCCAGCATTTCCCGCCTCATTTCCTTTGTCGGTTTCTTGGATTTTTCAAACACTCTGGTCAGCTTGGCCGCGTCCCGCTTCAGGTCGCGGTACTCCCTTCCCATGGAGCGCACACCTTGCGGATCATATTGATTCAATTTGTCTTGCTGCCGTTGCAGATCGCGCATGGCCTTGGTCATGCCCGAAAAATCCCCGCGCGCCGCCTTGCCGACAGTGGAAACACTGGACGCCACAGTAGCGCCCACTTCAAAAATGGCGGAATATTTTTTACTGCTCATTGATGCTCACTTTGGGGGATGGCCTCAACCCACCACAAAAGTTCCGATACGGGCATGTCCATGAGTTCGGAACGGCTCCAACCGGTATAATGGGCCAGGAAAAGAACCGCTTGCCGGGTAGCGTCCCGGCCTAGGATAAAAAACCTTCATAAATACTTTGCAGCCCCCGGTAGTCACGCATAGCCATATTTTCCACCACGGCGGGCGGCACCTCGCACAGGTTCGCAAATATGCGGATTTCAACTTCCGCGTCAGTGCCGCCCTGCTTATCGGCTATAACGGTGTCACGCACCCGAGGCTCCCGCATGGTCAGGGTGGAATAGGTATGCCCTTTGTGTTCAATGGGAGTTTTCAGGGTCAGAGTATTATCCTGCATGGTCTTCCTTTTTGAATGGCGGGGACCGGAGCCCCCGCCGGTTGTAGAGGAGGCTAGATGCCAAGAGCGTTGCGTTTGGCTTCCAGCTGGTCGGTTTCGTTGACAATTCTGATCATGTTGGGAATATCGATTTCGTGAATCGTGGTATCTCCTTGGACATACCGGTAGTATTCCAGCCCTAATTTATATTGATTCGTCGCTTTGCTGCCCGAACTCCAGGCCGACGGGGCTATACTGGTCACCTTGCCGGTCATGGTCACAGTTACGGCGGTCACCGTGCCGTCCAAATCTTCCAGAGCGGCGCGCACCACGCAGGAAATAAAACTGTTTTCGGCCACGCCGAACAGTTGCAGCGTATCCGCGCATATTTTCGTAGTGGTAAAGGACATTTCCAGGGGCTCCATGCCCATTTCAACCGGCACGGAGCTGTCCATGCCCCCGCCCCGGAAACCCTCGGTAATCAAGGTCAACTCGGGCAACTGAACTTCCTCCAGGTTCCCTGCAAAGCCGTAACCATCCAGAGACAGGGCGAAGTTTTTGAGAACTTTTTCGGCGGCTCCCATTAGTCAAACACCTCCTCAATGTAGTCAGTATTCAGGCGGGAGCGGAAAACCATCCGTTCCGCCGGATAGGTGGGACAAAAGTCATAGTCCCAATATATTTTCCCATCGGGAATATTGTCCGAAGTGCTCAATTCCTTGTTAACCCAACAGGAACCGCCCAAAATAGCATCCTTGGTTTTAAGAGTGCGCAGGTATTTACAAACTCCTTCGGCCACATCATCCGCATACGTGCGTGTTATGGGACGGTCCACGGCCCACAGATGATTTGTCTGGATACTGTCCATAATGGCGTCGGCAGTGCGCCGGACGCACAAGAATTTATACCTGGAGTCCGTAGAGGGTGTCCGGTTGCCCCACAAACGATAGCCGTCCTCATAAATGATTGTAGCTATGTTCTGCTCGTTTAACAGGTTGGCGCGGCAGTTGGCGTCCCCCATGGTGAAATCAACGGACCGGGCCACGCCACTGATCCCGTTAATGACTTGATTGGACGGGGACCACCAAAATCCCTTCTTGTTATCCATCTTGGCAATACCCCCGGCCACGCGAGGGCTTGCAGGTTCGTTGACATAGGACCCGTTGCGGTACACCTTGACCCACGGGTCAACCATATAGATACGCCCGGACCCAAAGTCCCCAATTGCGGAAACTGCGGCATCATCCGTGCTATTGGGACCGTCCACAATGACAACGGCCCGCAACTGCTCGGCAATACTAAGTAGTTCGGCTGCAACCGGGTTGGCGAGATACGTCGAATTGTCCTCGTCGTATTCACGTTGGTGGGTGTAGCCAGGAACACACATAATACGCGGTTTGTATCCAACCGCAGACTGGGCACCCAGCAGAGCATACATGCCGGTATAGTTGCCGTCGGTGTCCGTGCCGCCGACAATATTGGTCATGGTGGCATTGTCGTCCGCGCCCTCTTCGACACGCACGACAATCACGGCGGCACCGATCTGGTCAAATATGGCGTCCATGGCGTTGGGCAGGGTTCCGTTACCGTCGCCTACGGTATCCAGATAGGCGGCCTTGGTCCGATTCCCGGCCACCATAACCGGCGTATTTAACGGGAACTTGTCCGCGTCGGCGTCCGGGGCGGTGCCCACGATACCGATAACGGACATTTTGACGGTGGTAATGGTGCGGGAGCCATCGTCAATCTCCAGCACCTCCAAACCATGAAGGAAATCTTCACTCATGGGCTATTCCTCGCTTTCTTCGGTTTCGGTTATGGAATAGGACACTTCAATATCCTGAATGGTGGCTATCGCTTCTGCTTTGGCGTCGTCGTCTTCGGCGGCTTTGTAGGTGGCCACAGCAGTGTCCAGGGTGTCTTGATATGCTTGCCGCGCACCAATGACAGCGGTGTAAGCTGCCACCCATTCATCACGCTTTTCAATGACACGTTCGACCAAATAGGCC